GGACTAAAATGGCTGATTATTACGCAGCAGAAACCGGCACAGCAAACCTACAAACAGACCAGGTGGCATTTGAGAAGTTGGCATATTTTGCCCTTCGCCCAGAAATGTACTTCGACCAGTTTGCAGATGTTCAAGCCACAAACGCAACCAACCCAGGTGCATCAGTTAAGTTCACAGTATTCGCAGACCTTGCAGCAGCAACCACTGCTCTTGGCGAAGCAGAAGACGTAACCCCTGTCGCAATGAGCGACAGCCAAGTTACTGTCACTCTCAACGAATACGGTAACGCAACTGTAACGACAGCAAAACTTCGTGCAACCTCGTTCCTCCCTGTAGACCCAGTAGCCGCACAAGCAGTTGGTTACAACGCTGGTTTGTCAATTGACACCATCGCTCGTAACGTGCTTGAAGCAGGCGACAACGTGATTTACGCAACAGGTGGAGCAGTTGACCCATCCAGCCGTACAACCGTCAACGCTGACGACACCCTCTCATCGAACGATGTTCGTCGAGTTGTCGCACAGCTTCGTGGCGCAAACGTACCTACCATCAACGGTTCGTATGTTGGCTTCATCCACCCAGACGTGTCTTACGACTTCCGTTCAGCAACAGACGCAGCAGCATGGCGTACACCTGCTAACTACGTCAACCCTGAAGGCATCTACAACGGTGAAATCGGTATGTTTGAAGGAGTCCGTTTTATGGAGTCGCCACGTGCGCCGAAGTTCACTGACGCATCAAACAACAGTGGTTCCAGTGGAACAATTGACGTATACGGCACACTCATCATGGGTCGTCAGGCTCTTGCCAAGGGTATTTCCCTCGGTGGCGAGTATGGCGCACAGCCAACAATTGTGTACGGAACAGTGACCGACCTTCTCAAGCGTTTCCGACCAGTCGGCTGGAAGCACTTCGTTGGTTACGGTGTGTTCCGTCAGGAAGCATTGCGTCGTATCGAGTCTGCATCAAGCATTGGTACAAACGCCTAGTTCCCGACAAGGAATTGATTAGAACCCCATAAAGGTTCAGCGAAGCCCCTGCCCGTTTGGGTGGGGGTTTTTGCTATCCTATGTGTATGGCAACATTTATTCCACCGGTTGACCCGTTTGTGTATTGGGCTGAACCAGGCGAAAGAGGAATCTTCGCATATATGAACCCAGGCAAAAGAGGCCGTAATGTGTTCAAATTAACTGATGGTTCTTTCACAGAGTCACAACCTGGCGACCCATCAATTATTTCTATTACTTACCACGGTGGTCACGTTCATCCGTTGACTGCTGCTGAGGAAGCAGATTTGATTGCTGCTGGCTATGGGGATTACATTGAAGCATAGGGAAGACCATCCGAATTTGGATGTTGAGGGATGTTTCGCTTGTAAAATTACAGGGATACAGGTGGGGTCTAATTCGACTAGTACTCGTGGTTCGCAGGTAGCAAAAATCAATGAGCGTGAAAAGGGTTGGAATAAAGATATGCCTGCCTATAAGCGTCTTCGTGAGCAGGGTTTGCAACCTAGACAGATTGATGGTGCTTCTGTGTTGGAATCACGGGCAACTGAACGCTGGCAAATTGAGGGTTTGCCTGCTTCTGAAACGTGAACTATCAAGCTTGGCAAGGGTTTGATGACCCTAACTTTGGTTATGGGGCGATGCTTGATGGGTTCAAGAAGTCTTTACCTAAGAATGTAAAACTGGACAAACACGCTTCTGTTCACGTTCATATGCAAATCCCTAATGCTTGTAAGGGTTGGTTCAAAGGGCAACATAAGGTTTTGTTTTCTATGTGGGAAACGGATTCTTTGCCTGGGAATTTCCGTAGGTGGATAGAACATTTTGACCAGGTTGTTGTTCCTTGCCAACATAACGTGGAACTGTTCAGTCAGTTTCATAATGATGTTTCTTATTGTCCTTTAGGGGTGGACCATAGTTTTTGGAAACCTATGGATGTTGAACGGACTGATGTGTTCCGGTTTCACGGTGGTGGTTCTTTGTGGAGGCGTAAAGGGCTAGATGTTTTGGTGAACGCTTTTAATGCTTTGAAGTTGCCTAACGCTGAACTGCATATCAAGGCCGCTCCTCACGCTAAGGATGTGCCTGTGAATCGTTTGGGGGACAAGGTGTTTTTGAATAGGGATTGGATGTCTCGTGAGCAACATCGTGACTGGTTCAATCAGGCTGATTGTTTTGTGGCTGTGTCTCGTGGTGAAGGTTTTGGTTTGATGCCTTTGCAGGCTATTGCTAGTGGTGTCCCTACAATCGTGTCAGACAGCACAGGACAGTCCCAGTTCGCTCATTTAGCCTTTGGGGTGGTTCCGTGCCGTAAATCAACGGCAGAGACTCTGGGGCAGTGGGATGAGCCAAACCAGAAGGTTTTGGAGGAACTGATGATAGAAGCATATTCAAACCGTCAAACCATTAAGGATACGGCTGTGGCTCGCGTTCCAGAATCAAAGGTGTTTTCTTGGTCTAACGCCACGAAGAAGCTACTTAGTCTTATCCCAGAGGGAAACCTTATTGAAGACCCAGTGTGGTATGAACCTGAAATTATGACCAGTATTCAGGTGGTTCGTAAAGTCAACGCCCATATCGGGTTGCAGTTTTATAGTTTGAAACCAGGAGAAACTTATATGGTGCCAGAGAATGTGCATCAGGTTCTTCTGAACTCAGGGGCTATCCAATAGTGCTATAATCACACAAGTATGGCTGCACCTGCAAGACAAGATTTAACTATTACCCGTGGTGATACCGAAACGGTAGAAGTCACTATCACTACTGACGGTACAACTGCTGTAAACATTACAGGGCGTACCTACACGTCACAGATGCGTACCACCCCAGACATCGCTGCCATTTCCATTACAGGTACCTGCGCTGTTACTAATGGGGCTGCTGGTGAGATGGCTGTCACGTTTGCTGCTGCTGATACTGCTGATTTAGACCCTGGCTTTTTGTATTGGGATTTGCAGGAAAACGCTGCTGGTGTTATTACCACTATTCTTTCGGGTACTGTAACGGTTCTTGCCGATGTGACCAGGTAGTTTATGGCTACCACAAAGGTCACTGTTGCTGTTTCTAACGAACCAGTTGTTGTATATAAATCTGGTACTTCTATTGTTTTGGCGTTGGCTGACCCTTCTGTGCCTGCTACTGTCGGCACGAAAATTTTGGTTGTTGGTTCAGAGTCGGCTGGTCCACAGGGACCTACAGGTCCGACTGGTCCACAGGGTATTCAGGGTGTTACTGGTCCAACTGGTGCTACTGGTCCGACTGGTGCTGTGGGTGCTACAGGTGCGACTGGTGCGACTGGTTCGCAGGGTGTAACTGGACCAACAGGCGCACAAGGGATTCAAGGTGTTACTGGACCGACAGGTCCAACAGGGGCGGCTAGCACCGTTACAGGACCTACTGGTGCGACTGGTGCTGCTTCTATGGTGACAGGACCTACAGGTCCAACAGGACCGACTGGTGCTGATTCGTTGGTGACAGGACCAACAGGTCCACAAGGTGTGACAGGACCTACAGGTCCGACTGGACCAACTGGTGCTGATTCTACCGTCACAGGTCCTACAGGTCCGACAGGTGCAACTGGTCCTACAGGTGCAGCATCTACGGTTACAGGTCCTACTGGTCCGACTGGTCCTGCTGGTACGGATGGCATCATTGGTGTTGATGGTGCGACAGGACCTACAGGTCCGACTGGTGCGACTGGTGCGCAAGGCGTTACAGGACCGACTGGTCCGACAGGTGCTAATGGAACTATTGGTATAGATGGGGCTACAGGTCCCACAGGTCCTACAGGTCCCACAGGTCCGACTGGCGCAACAGGTGCAGCATCAACTGTTACTGGACCTACAGGTGCAGGGTTTACGTGGGAAGGAACTTATAGTCCTTCAACAACGTACCAACAAAACGATGTTGTGTATTTAAACGCTACGGGTCCTTCGGCTCCTGACGCTGGTGTGTGGTTGTTTACTTCACCTACTGCGGCATTTGGTTTGTATCCTGCAACTCAACCAGCCTATTGGTCAAGGTGGACACAGAACGGTGTTGATGGTGCGACAGGACCGACTGGTCCTACTGGACCGTCTGCACCTATACAGACGACAAGTAACCTGTTGATTTATACGATTATGAATATGGAGTTTTAATGGCTGCTGGTGATGTATTTCCGAAAATGTTGAGCGTACCTACACAGGTGGGTACTACGACTACGACGTTGTTTACGGTGCCTTCGGGTCATCAGTACACAATTAAGCAGATTGTGATTTGCAACACGGATGGTGTTGACAGGTTGATAACACTTGCTCGTGGTACTGCTGCTACGGCGGCTAACTGCTTCACATATAATCTTCCTGTGGCTGGTTACGATACGGTTGTGTTGGATACTGGTTTGGTGTTGGAGGCTGCTGAAACTGTTCAGGGTTTGTCTGATACGGCTTCTAAGGTGACTGTGACTATCACAGGTTGGGACCGTGAAATCTGATGGCTATTTCTTCTAATGGTCTTGCTGGTTTGAAACCTGGCGTGGTTGATAGCACTGCTACTCGCCCAGCGTCACCGTTTGAGGGTCAGATGATTTTCCAAAAAGATACTGACCAACTACTTATCTGGAATGGGTCTGCGTGGGTTATCCCGAACAGTCCTGCACAAAACCCACAAGGGTTGGAACTGATTACTACACAAACTTTTAGTTCACAAGCAAATTGCGACTGCACAGCAGTGTTTAATGCCAACTATGAAAATTATTTTACAGTTATAAGATTGACAACTTCTGCACAAGGGCAATACACAAACATTCAGTTACTTAATGGGACAACACCAAAAACAACAAATTACAGCCGAGCAGGATTTTTATTTACTACTGGTGGCGTAACATCAACAGATAGTTCTGGTACAAGTCAAGACGGTTTTAGATTGACGGGTCAATCAACTGCTGGTATTTACGCTACGGCAGAGTTTTTTAGACCTTTTACATCCAATGAGACAGGTTACAAATCTTCTTCTTCTTATCAACAAGGTAATGCACTTATATATACAGGCACACAAACCGAAAGTTACTCTGCAACTGGTTTTCGTATCTTGTCTAGTGGCAGTTCTGTAACTTATACAGGCACAGTTAGTGTTTATGGATATAGGAACTAACTAATGGGTATCACACAACAAATCGGCGCGTCATCAATAATCAAACCAGGCGTTATCGACAACACAGCGGCACGGCCTGCATCACCGTATGAAGGTCAAATGGTGTACGAAAAAGACACCGATATGTTGGCTATCTGGAATGGCACAGCATGGCGTTATATCGCATCCACAACAGCAACAAGTGGTTCAGTATTACAAGTTCAAAGCACAACTTTAACAACTATTTTTTCAGCAACCATTGCTCCAGGCGCATCAGCAGACATTACAGGTTTAAGCGTTTCTATTACACCAAAATCAACCAGTTCAAAAGTTTTAGTAATGGTAAATATGCACGGAATGGTTGATGTTTCAGGAAGTTACAGACCATATTTTGCTGCACAATTAAAACGTGGCGCAACGCTCGTTGGTGGTGGAACTGTTGCTGGAAGCAGAACAAGCATCAATGCTAGTGGTGGGTACACTCCTGCGCCAGACCTTAACGCAAATATTTCATTTAGTTATATGGACTCTCCTTTGACAACTTCAGCGACAACATATCAAGTGGCTGCTTTTAGCCCTTTTGGTGGAACATACTCGTTTGTTGTTAATCAATGTGCTGGTGATACCAATGCTTCCACTACTGGTCGCCCATCTTCAACAATTACAGTTATGGAAATTGCAGGTTAACGATGGCAATCTCAAATAATTCAACTGGGTTACGCCCTGGTGTATGCACGTCCACGACACGGCCTACAGCACCGTACGAAGGGCAGATGATATACGAAACCGACACGGATATGGTGGCGATTTGGAACGGTTCTGCGTGGCGTTACATTTCTGCGACCACACCAACCAACGGAACCGTGTTGCAAGTTGTTCAAACTAATTACAACATTATTACTGCCAGCACCACGACATCTTTTGCCGATACTGGGTTGACAGCAACAATCACGCCTAAAAGTGCAAATAGCAAAATTTTTGTAATGGTTAACCAAAGTCTCTACATAGATACAGCAGTAACCGAAATAGGTTTTAGTTTGGTAAGAGGAGCAACTACTTTGAATAGTCAACTAGCACCAGTTTTTTCTTCTAACTCAAGAGTTGTAGGCGCAGGCATATTTAACTATTTGGACAGTCCTGCCACTACATCGGCAACAACATACAAAACGCAATTTGCTCGTTCTAGTGGCTCAGGAAATGTGTACTCATGTATCAACGGGAACCTTGCTCACATCACACTTTTTGAGGTTGCAGCATGATTACTCCACCAATGGTTCAATTACTAATAGATGCTGGCTTTATAGATGGATGGGTAATCTCTGGTGATGTTTTAACTTTGTGGGAACACGAAGAAGACCCACCAGCACCACTTGTGCGACCAGCCGAATAAAAACCAACAGAAGGGAACCACATGAAAATCGCTGTATATACCATCGCACTCAACGAAGAACAACACGTTCAACGATGGGCAGACTCAACAAAAGACGCAGACTATCAACTCATCCTAGACACAGGCTCAACCGACGACACCTACGCACTCGCCTACGGCGCAGGCATAGACATACACCAACAAACCTTCACACCCTGGCGATTTGACACAGCCCGAAACCACGCACTATCCCTACTCCCCGAAGACATAGACATCTGCATCGCCCTAGATATGGATGAGGTGTTACAACCAGGCTGGCGTGAAGCCCTAGAAACCATCAACCCAACAACAACCCGACCACGCTACAAATACGTCTGGTCTTGGAACCCTGATGGTAGCGAAGGACTCACATATGGTGGCGACAAAATCCACGCACGACACGGCTACAAATGGAAACACCCTGTCCACGAAGTTCTGAAACCACAAACCACAGAAATCCAACAATGGATAAAAGGGTTAGAAATCCATCATCATCCTGACCCCACCAAATCACGCTCCCAATATTTACCCCTACTTGAATTGGCAGTCAAAGAAGACCCACGTGATGACCGAAACCAATTCTATTTAGCCCGTGAATATTACTTCAACAACAGATACCCAGAAGCGCAATACCATTTCTCACGTCATTTAGAACTATCAACGTGGCTACCAGAACGGGCAGCCTCACATCGGTTCATAGCCAAGATGCGACCAGATGATGCCCACTACCACCTGTACCGTGCCATCGGGGAAGACCCACGCAGACGAGAATCCTGGGTGGCACTAGCACAACACCACTACGAAAAA